TGTATGTAGTAATTTATGGCTCAGGTAAATGGGCTAAGATAATATCAGATAAACTAGTTAATCTAGGATATAAAACTTTACTAATCGGAAGTTCTGATCATTGCGACTATAGTAGAGACTCAGTAAAAAAATTAAATATTACCAAGTGTCCTATTATAATTGCATCTGCAACCAAAGATCATCTATCTGACGTTAAACATTGTTTAATACTACAACCTAGGATTATTTTTATAGAAAAAGGATTTTGTAATGTTCAAGAATTAGAACAAGCAAAAGAAATATGTAAAGATATCCCTGCCTTTATTTTAAGTCAATACCGTTTTTCGGGGGTGTTTTCAAAATTGAAAAAATATGAAATAGGAAATATAATTAAATGTGATTACGAATGGGAAGTGGATAAGGGAGAAGCATCAGAGTGGATGCCTCACATATCATCATTAGATAATTACTTAAGAAAATTAGATAGGCAATACTTTATAGAGGATTTTGGTACGTATAGGATAGATAATGTTACAGATTTTACTTTAAAGAAATCGAATACCAGAAGTTTAACAATATTTGTAGAGACAGAAAAATATAGTATTAAAGTAAATCTAGGAAAAACAAATGAATTTGAGATATTATCTAAAAAAGATAATTCTGTTGTAGAGAAAAAGATTTATGAGGATGAAGATTGCCTAGTGAATCAATTAGAATCAATTTTTATTCAAAATGATTTAATAAAACTTGAAAGGTTAAAATGAAGCTATTAATTTTAGGATCCGATGGATTTATAGGTTACCATCTAACTTCATCTATTTTGGATGATGTAAGATTCTCAGATTGGGAAATCATTGGAGTCGATACGAATAAAACTAGGACAAATCTTTTACCTAACTCTAAACGATTTACTTTTCTCAAGTATAACATTGTTGAACATAGAGCAGAGATAGATGAGTTAATTTTAAGTGCAGATATAGTTATGCCTTTGGTTGCTATAGCAACCCCTAAGGTATATGTTGAAAGACCTATGGATGTTTTTGAACTAGACTTCGAAGAAAACTTAAGGATTATTAAGTTGTGCCACAAACTTAAGAGAAGAATTATTTTTCCTTCAACCTCAGAAGTATATGGTAAAGCCGAGGCACCTTTTGATGAAAATGAATCTGACCTTACGTATGGACCCATTAAATATTCTCGGTGGATATATGCTTGTTCTAAACAGTTATTAGATAGAGTAATTTTTGCCCTGAATCAAAAGAAAGAATTTGAATTTACCCTGTTTCGACCCTTTAACTGGGTTGGCCCATACTTAGATTCTCTAGAATCTTCTTCAGAAGGTTCCTCAAGATTGATTACTCAATTAATTAATGATGCGATGCTGAAGAAGGAAGTAATATTAGTAGATGGGGGACATCAAAAGCGTTGTTTTACAGATGTACGAGATGGCGTAGGCGCATTAAAAGAAATACTTTTAAATCCAAAAAAATCTAAAGGTAAAATCTACAATATAGGCAATCCTTGGAACAATCTATCAGTGAGAGAAGTGGCTACAGAATTAATTGCCCAAATGAAACAACGTAAGTTAGTTAAGAAAGTCGAAATAAAAGTTAAATCTAGTAATGAATTTTATGGTCAAGGATATCAGGATGTATCTAATCGAGTTCCTAGTATAAACAACATAGGAAATGATTTAGAATGGACTCCTAATTATAGTTTTTCGGAATCTTTGCAAAACATCTTAGATATAATAGAAGCCAAAGATAATAAATAATTTTATAGGAGTTCTTGATGCCAACGTATACCTTTTTAAATACAAATACCAAAAAAATCGAAGAGCATGAAGTAAAGATGCGAAATTACGACGATTTTAAAAATAATAATCCCCACCTAGAACGATATATAACCCCAGGAGATGCCGGATCCCTGGGAGATCCTGTTCGCCTGGGTATTACTAGACCCGATAGCGGATTTAGAGAAGTTTTATCTAAGATTGCTGAGAATAACTATAAAAGTAATCTTACAGATAAACTGAGTAGGCGATAAATGAAGTTAATTCCCACAATTATTAGAACAAGGAGGATTTAGCAGTCCTCCGTAACTTCACCTAACGAGGGCATTCATGGCAAGAAATAAAATAAATACGCAAGTACAATCTAATCAGCCTCAACTTGTTGTTTCTCATAAGTTAAGAATACGATTAGATGACATAAAAACAATTGAGCCATTAACAGAAAATCAGAGGGGGTTTTTCGAAGCGTATAATGATTCTAAGGTTATGTTGTTACACGGCGTTGCTGGTACAGGTAAAACTTACATAGCTTTGTATCATGCATTAGAAGAGGTTCTAGAAAAAAGCAATCCGTTTAATAAAATAATAATCGTTAGGTCTGCTGTTCCCAGCAGAGAAATAGGACATTTGCCAGGAGACGAGAAAGAAAAAACAGAAGTATATACTCAACCTTATATTTCAATATGCGAAGATTTATTTGATAGATCAGATGCATATCAAAGATTGGTAGAACAAAAAGCTGTAGAATTTATGATAACATCTTTCATACGAGGCATAACTCTAGATAAAGCTATAATTGTTGTAGATGAATGTCAAAATATGACGGATATGGAATTAAATTCTATAATTACTAGGGTAGGCGAAGATTCTAAGATTATATTTTGCGGAGATTTTAGACAAACGGATCTCTATAAGAAAACGGATGTATCTGGGCTGAAAAAGTTTATGGTAATAGCAGATATGATGCCTTCGTTTAAGACTTTTGAATTCGGTGTAGATGATATAGTCAGATCTGAGCTAGTTAAAGAATATATCATAGCTCGTCTAAAATACGAGACACAGTATGAGATGACATAGGAGTTAAAATGGAAATTGTAGATGTAGTTTCGACAAGCGAAAGATTAATATTTGAATTTGAAAATTTTATAAACGATTATGATTGCGATTATATAGTCAATTGGTTTAAAAATACGGAGAAGATGCCTAAGAATGGTGCACAAATTTTCTTCAATGGTCGCCAGATAGACTATGGTAATATATCCGATCTAAATGTGAAAAAGTTAATGAATGCCTTTAACATAGATGCTACACATCTTGCTAAAAGAATCTTTAACGAAGAATTATTATATCCCGACTATACTGATCTTGTACTTTGGGAACCCGGATCCGGTATGGTCGTACATGCAGATAATTGCGATCAAGAAGGAAATCCAAATTATTGTAGTTGGAGAAACTACTCTGCAGTGCTGTATCTTAATGATGATTTTCTGGGAGGTGAAACTTTTTTCCCCGATCATGGTCCGTTATTTATAAAACCAAAGAAGGGTAAATTAGCTATATACCCATCAGGTTTCGAATATAGCCATGGTGTTACTACAGTTGTAGGTGCGAACAGATATACTATGCCTATATGGTTCACTAGAGACAAAAATTATATACTAACATAGGAGAAAGTATGAAACTGACAGAAAATTTTAGTTTAGCAGAAATGACAAAAAGTGAAACAGCTCTTAGATTGGATTTACCAAACGATCCTGAGCCAGATCATCTTGAAAACATGAAAGCACTTGCTGAGAACGTTCTTCAGCCGGTTAGAAACTATTTTGGTATGGGTGTGAAGGTAAACTCTGCTTATAGGCATCCAGATGTTAACAAAGCAGTTGGTGGCTCTAGGACATCCGATCACTGTAAAGGTCAAGCAGCAGATATTGAAATCCCAGGTATAGCTAATGCAGATTTGGCACAGTGGATTTCTGAAAATTTAGAGTTCCGTCAGCTCATATTAGAGTTCTATACGCCGGGTGTCCCAGATTCGGGTTGGGTACACGTATCCTACGTTGAAGGAGACAACAAGAAACAGGTAATGACAGCGATGAAAGAAAATGGTAAAACTGTTTACAAGCCTGGACTTATCGCATAATGAATCCAACCGATGTTGTGAGATTGTTGAATAGAATACTACCTTGGATCCCTTCTACTTGCGAGGGCATCCGGGGTGAAATTGAACAAGTAATACGTCAATTAAAAGGTAGATAGTGTTTAACCATATAGAGTATGAATTTCCCAAACTTTCCAGAATTACTTCACCGGATGGTACCCGGGTATACGAGACCCCCTCGGGTAAATCCTATCCATCAGTCACAACTGTCACAGGACTACTTAAAAAGCAAGCAATCGTCGCATGGAGAAAATCTATCGGAGAACAAGCTGCAAATGAAATCTCAAGAAAAGCAGCGAACCGAGGAACTAGAATACATACTTTATGTGAAAAATATTTGTCCAATAACGAGATTACCCCGGGTATGTTTGACAAATATATGTGGGAATCGCTCAAAGGTGAACTTAATAGTATAAATAATATATATGCATTGGAACAACAGTTATATTCTGATCATTTAGAAGTAGCAGGAACCGTAGACTGTATAGCTGAATATAATGGTAAATTATCAGTTATCGACTTTAAAACCTCTCGACGCCAAAAGCAAAGAGGCGATATTAACGATTACTTCATGCAATGCTCTGCATATGCAGTTGCATTTGAAGAACGTACAGGTATCCCAGCATCCCAGTTAGTAATAATAATGGCGGTAGAAGATGAAAATCCAGCAATCTTTATAGAAAAACGAGATACTTGGATTGAAGGATTTAAAAATCTAAGAGAGGAATATCGACAATGGAAAAATATTTAGCAGCCTTTTTGTTAATGACTACTATGTCAGTTAATGCAAAAATTATACAAGGGGCTGTACCGATAGTTTGTGCTGATGAAAAAACGTTCATTGAAGCAATTGCAATTTTCAACGAAGAACCATTTATTACCGCTCTTTCCAACAGAGATCTGGGTAATGGTCTACTAACACCAGCAGCGTTAGTTGTATTTTTAAATCCCAAAACTGGTACATTTACAATAGCAGAAAAAGTAGATGAAATGTATTGTGTAGTTGCTATGGGTGAGAACATGAAACCATACTTAGATAAAGAAAATAAACCACCTCGAACAGGGTCCTAGCATGTTTGAATTACTTTTCAGATACAAGGATAGCATGGGATTAAGTTCTATATTATTTGAAAATAAGGACGCTCTTTGTGCCTTTATCAAAAAAGAAGATATTGAGGTAGAAAAAATTATAGACAAACGAAGTTCTTGATATTAAAATAAATAATTATAGTTAAAGGAATAAAGATGTTTAAAGTAAATTTTGTAGAAAAAGAATTTCCTGCAATTTCGTTGTTTAAAATTTTTAAGACAAGAGAAAAAGCAGATACCTTTATTAATGAGCTAGGTAATAAATTTGTATCAGTAAAAATCATATGATCGTATGAAGTTGATCGAAAGATGTTCTGGACGCGGGTTCAACTCCCGCCAGGTCCACCAAAAGTATATTGGATTTGGCAAGCAGCAATGTGTTGCCTTCACCGGAAGCCTAGAGTGAGCAAATCCAACTATCTAGTCCAGTATACTTTTGATGGGCCTGTACTGGTATTCGACAGGGCAAGTAGTAGTGATATGGACGATCCGGTAGGCGATGACCGTAAATCAAGCAAATCAATAGTCGCAAATGACGATTATTTCACTCAGGATCTTAGGCTAGCTGCTTAAACCTGACGGGGTCTTCCTGGTTCATCCTTGTTCCCCAATGAACCAGGTTTTATGAGGATACATATGGCATTTAAAGATAATTTATATGAAGTTATTAAAGGAGCAGTACCTCCGGATGTACTTAATCATTGTGATATAGAATTTGAATTACTTAGGAAAGTATTGTTTGTAACTAATAATGTACCAGATACTCCGGAAAACATACACAGGTTTAATGATGATCAGATAACAAATAGTTTTTCCTGGTATTCCGCTCTATGTTTTGAGACTTTATCTCAAACGTTAAAACCGACAATGGAAGAAGTAACTGGATTAAAATTATATCCAACATATACTTACGCCCGGATATATTATAATGGGGCAGAAATGGCCCGGCATACCGATAGGCCAAGCTGCGAATTTTCGACCACCTTGTGTATTTCCAATGACGAAGAATTTGGGCCTTGGGATATCTGGTTTAAGTCCAAAGAAGGTAAAGAATTTCCTATATGGTTAGAACCTGGAGATGCTCTCATCTATAAGGGGGATATTTTAGAACACTGGAGAAATCCATACGAAGGTAAAAGGCAAACTCAAGCCTTTTTACATTATGTAAATAAATTTGGAAAATATAGGGATTATAAGTATGATAGACGACCATACATTGGATTGCCTGCTGAATACAAACGATAGTATAATATAATGACAACACTAAAAGAATTAACTGCGGAAAAACACAAGGAAGCGGAAGCACAACTTTTCGTAAAATCTATATTTGCTGGGGAAGTTGATTATTTTAAATATGTCGACTATCTATATCAATTACTCTACATTTATAGGGTATTGGAAGAACTGGGAGATAATAAACATATCTTTACTGACATGGATTCCATAAAACGAAGGAATGCAATTGAACTAGATTATACAGAATTGATGGGGGATCCTCCATATCCTATAGTTAGAAAAAGTACACAGGATTACGTAAATTATCTAAAATCTATTGCAGACGATGAGCCTAAGTTATTGGCACATATATATGTTAGGCATATGGGGGATTTATTCGGGGGTCAACAATTAGCGAAGTTACTGCCTGGACCTAATAACATGTACAAATTTGATAACATACCGGAACTAATTAAAGTGTTCCGAGCAAAGTGTGGGATAAGCCTTGCAGATGAAGCTAATAAAGCATTTGACTACAACATTAAAATACTCAAAGAATATGATTGACTTGGTGGAATATGTCGACGAGTAAAGTTTGGGATACGCTGATAGAAATTCAGCACTTGCTCGAGGAGTCGTTTGATACTACTGGAACAGCAATTTATGAACCGGGTATGGAGCGTTTTAACCAGCCGGGATGGGTTAATCGTGTGTGGAGTAGCGATAAATATCGTCGCGCTCATGTAGATGTGGTGGATGCTAGAGCGACGAAAGGTCTCTGGATGATGCACTGTTGCATCTTTCCACACACACATAACCCTGCTCCAATATACGGCTTTGATGTTATTGCCGGTAAGAATAAAATCACTGGTTGTTTCCACGATTACAGTCGTGCAGGTGATCCCGATCATCCTATGATGAAATGGTTTGCCGGAGAAGTTAGTAAACTAGAATGGCGTAAACCACGTGCTCTGCCAGAATGGGCTACTAATATATTCAGTCCTAGCATGGTAGCCGCTGGCAATGTTAGCGATAGAGCAGAACTCGAGCAAATCTTTAGCATGGCTAAAACTACATTGGTACATTACTTAGAAACTGTATCGGAAACTAATAATACAGCAGAAAACACTACAGAAGCGCAGAATTACTATGCACAAAATCAGAAACAAAACCCACATACGCCCCGCGTAATGGTTAGTTTAGGACTTAGTGAAGAAGATGTTACCCATTTTATACAAGAATGTCTGTTTCCAGAGATAGTATAAATGTTATACTATAAGTATATGGATGATGTATTATTTTCAGGAGTCAAAATGAGTGTAGAGGATTTTGGGCAATTAAATGATGTTTTGGTTATAACAAAAAAGTTTAGGTCACCAAATGAATTTTCTTTATACATAGAAGAAAGGGTACTTAAGGAAAAAATTGGTTATATGGATGCAATAATAAAATACTGCTCGGAAGTTGATATAGATATCGATTCTATATCAAAATTAATTAACGTATCGTTGAAGGAAAGAATACGAACAGAAGCAGAAGAATTTAACTATATTAAAAAACGAGGTAGATTGCCATTGTGATTATGGATGAGTATTCGGTATACAAGATGTATCTGGCTCTAAAGTTACATTTTACTACAGATAAGTATGATGTTATACAACAGAGAGGAAAAATACGAGCAAGTAGACAAGCATTCGCTAAAAGAAAAGATCTATATTCAATTAGGAAAGTATCAAAAACATATTCAGATGAAGAAGTTGCCAATTTTTTAGTAGCAAATTTTACGTCAGGAGATAGATGGGGAGGTGTATTTGATAACGATGCTGGAGATAGATATCTAGAATGGAAGGCAAAAATAGAGGGATTAACTTATACCTTTAATAGTGATATAGAAAATTTAATAACAGAACTCCAGGATAATAATTTAGAATTTTTAGAATGTTTTAAAGTATCGAACGGACAACATCCATATATATTGAAGGCTTATTTGAGAAAGACAATAACCTTAGAAACATTAGTTATTTTAGATTCCTTATTGAGATTTTTAGATAAATTTGATATGGATATAGCAGATAAAATTATGTGGCCAGATATCTCGAGATTAATTCGAAAATATAAACCATTTTTAAAGTTTGACAAGGAAAAGTACAATGCAATACTCAGAAGAAGAATTGGATCTAACCTTGCAGGAGAGAATAGTTAATCTCGAAAAAGATAATCTTTTTATGAGAGAGGCATTAACTTCTCATGCAGAAACTATTAAAGAAGCACAGAGGTATATTATACAATTAGCTCAGATACAATCAAAATTAACTAAACAGGTCTCACAATGGCCATATATCGCAGTACCATCTGATAGAGAAGAGTAAGGAGAGTAAATTTAAAATGAGTTCTAAAAAAAGAAATGATCACTTCGATAGAGAGAAAAAAATACATAAGGTCAAAAATAATAAAAATTTTATAGACAAGCACCGAAAATTAATATATAATATAGCATCATCTAAAAGTAAGGGTGAGGATGATGAACTTGATTATGACTATGCTTATGTGGACAACAAACTTAAACAACGTTAATACTACGCTTATACTTCGCTTATACGAAAGGAAATAAAAATGGCATTTCAATCACTATCTGATCTTCGCAAGTCTCGTGGCGGTTTCGACTCTCTCATGAAAGAGGTTGAAAAGATCGCAAATCCCCAATCCGAAAATAAAGGCGCAGATGAAAGGTTCTGGCAACCTGAAGTCGATAAGGCCGGCAATGGCTTCGCAGTTATTAGATTCCTTCCAGCACCCAAAGGCGAAGAGATTCCCTTTGTCCGAATCTGGAATCATGGTTTTCAGGGACCCACAGGAAAATGGTATATTGAGAACTCTCTCACAACCTTAGGAAAGACTGATCCCGTATCTGAGTATAATACTGAACTATGGAATTCTGGATCTGAAGCGAATAAGGAACTTGCTCGTAAACAGAAAAGAAGGCTTACTTATATTACTAATATTATGGTAATTTCTGATCCTTCAAATCCTCATAATGAAGGTAAAGTTTTCCTCTATAAATTTGGTAAGAAAATTTGGGATAAGATCAAAGATCTAGCAGATCCTCAGTTTCCAGACGAGAAACCTATCAATGTATTTGATTTCTGGGAGGGGGCAAACTTTAAACTAAAGATTCGTAATGTTGAAGGTTATCGCAACTACGATAAATCTGAGTTTGATTCTTCATCCGCGTTATTTGATGATGAAACTAAAATTGAGACAACTTGGGTAATGCAACATTCTTTGACTCAATTCTTAGAAGATAAGCATTTCAAATCATACGATGAATTGAAGAAGAAGTTTGATATGGTAATGGGTCTTGCTGGAAGTTCGGTATCAACTAAGAAAGCAGAAGAAGTTCATCTTGAAGAAGAATATGATTTTTCTGAAGCTAAATCTGGTGCAGTAATTAAGAAGCCTGCGGAAAAAGCACCAGCTAAAGATATAGACTTTGATAACGATGATGAATCTTTATCATACTTTGCAAAATTGGCAGAGGATGACTGATACTATCTCAGAGATCCTTTATACTTGAGATAACTTATAAATGAAGGACTTTGGGGGTTAGGATTAGCATCACTTACAATCGTTTGTTGGCTTGATCCTCCGATGACTGTAGAACTATTTACAGCCATCTGAGGATTTTCCTTAAATGTTTCTGCAATCGCATCTTGTAATCCCTGAGTTTCTTTCATACCTTTGTCATAAAGTTGGTTGAGAACTGAAGGTAATCCTGAGAAAATATTTGCCTTGCCATCATCAAATTGTAATTCTCCCAGTCCTTTTATTTTGTCTAATGCGAATTTGCCTAAGGGGGAATTCATGCCATCTTTGAGCATATCATCGAATTCAAATAATCCTGAACTACCCATAAGTTTTTCTCTTAACAACTGAGTTTGTTCTTTAACTGCATTAACAGTTGTTTCAAGAATATCTTTAGTAGAATCCGAATTACCCGGACTAAGTTCAGGTTGAGCATTAGGTTGAACAGTTACACCGGGAATTTCCCCCGTATCACCTGAACCGGCAGGACTAGGTTTAGGCGGAACCGTTGAAGGTGGTAGTGGCACCGCTGAAGGTGGTGGTGGCACTAAATTTGATGAATCAACCGGCGCAGTAGGGTCAACCATTCCCCCCATTTCATCGGCAGTCATAGATCCTGTTTTGCTATCTCCGGATTGTGTCTTTTCACTAGTTAAAAGATAACCTAAAAGAGCAGCAACTCCACCAACTCCTAGTACAGCTAAACCTGGCCCACTTATTAAAAATGCTGCAATAGCTCTAATAATATTTGCTGTAGTCATAGCTGCCGTTTTTAGTGCAGGTAGAGCGGCAACGGCCGCGCCTTTAGCCAGGTCAAACCCAATTTTTATTCCCTTTGAAAGTAATGTTGTTAATCCTTTTAATCCCGAAACTATTAAACTAGGTATTGTTGATATCCCTCGTAGGATTAAAGAAGGTATACCGGAGAGGAGTTTAGCTATGGAAGTGCCAAAGGTTGTTAAGGTTGCCCCCAATATACCTAAAGCTGCCGCAATACCGCCTATAAATCCACCTCCTCCTCGGCCCCCGTCCATATCTAATTTGCTAGCAATAGCCTGCGCCAGAAGTTCTCTATCCTTTTTCTTTGAAGATTCAGTAAACGATTCTCGAATGAATTCTATATCTCGTGCCGATTTATCTGTCAAAGTTTTAAGTAATCTTAATTCTTCTAGAGTCTTTAATTCTATCTCTCTCGGTTCGTTTGGAGAACCTTTCCGAGTTAAAGAATTAATTAATCTCTTCAATATGCCCGGGGATTCGTCTCGGTTTTCTCTTTCTTTTTCTTTTACTTTTTCTGCAGGCTTAGCATTATCTGTTTTTTCAAAGTA